CCATATCAGATTCTTTGAAGAGTTTGATTGGTCGGCAGAGTTTGGCAAAGGCCACTGTTTTGATGGAGGCAGTGGAATGGCCAGGGTTGAGTGGGTGGTTTGGTCCCGCGACCGCGGGAGCATAGACGCCTTTTGGGCACCACTGCTCACCGTGGTAGGGGAGTTCTTGAAAATTTGTTTTGTCAGGTGAGCGTGGGACTTTGTCTAGCCGGCCATACACAACTGAATCTCCAGGGGGGATGTGGGGGTATTCTAATGAAGTGTCGCAGGGCCAAGCTTGTTGGCTTTGCACTACGACGTTGCAACGTTCAATTGCAAGTTCGATGAGGTCGCGGGTGAGTTTGACAGCGATCCCTACTGTTCCTTTGCGGGAGCCAGGGTTGGTTACTTTTGCTACATGTAATCCAACGACGGCTCTCATTTGGGGAGAGTAGAGAACGTTGCCACAATCGCCAGCATTTAGGGCTTGATATTCCCAATAATCAGTGACATAGCATTCCTTCATGGTGAGAAGTTCTTCATTGTCAAATGAGTATTGAAGCATTTCAAGCCGTAAAACGGCGTTGGTGGGGATGACGTCCCCATTGCGTGCGAGGATTTGGCCTCGCATTTGTGGGTAGTGTGTTTGGACGTCGGCTGTTGTGAGATGTGGTAGGATGTTAGCGAAAGCAGGTATTCGATTGTTGAAATCGTACACTACTAGATCAGCTTTGCAGCCTACTGGGTGTTGAAATCCGTGGATGTTTTGTGCGGAGTACATGGTTTTGACTTTCATCAGACCACGTTTGAGTTCTAGTGGGTGTTCGCCTGGGATCAGGCCAACAGTGCCTTCTGTGTCTCTACACATGAAGAAGTGTCTCGGAAAAATGGCAATTGTGCCCATAATTCCAAGTCCTCCTACTGTGAGGTATTTCCCTTTGTACTCCATAGTGATTTCTATGAGATTTGATTGAATTTTTGTGGCGGGTTCGTCGAGAACAGCACTTGCTTGGGCTTGGCCAAGTGCAGAGTAGGGGTTGTGTGAGGTGGGGATGGTCATGTCGCGGTGTTGGCGAGACATAGGTTCAAGTCCGCGATCTTGCATCGCATAGACTCGGTTCCAACCATCGGCGTCAGGGCCTTGGAAACGTTCTGTTCGTCGAACGTTGTCGTCTTCATTGTGTGGGTTGTGTTTGTCTCCACGATTTCGTTTTTCAACGTAGTCGTTTTGAAAGCGGGCTTCGCGTTGATTTCTTTCTTTGGGGTCGCGGGATTGTACTTCGCTGTCCCAGGGGGGGAAAC